TAATGCGGATCGGCTTGCCCTCTGCCTGCTGCTCCTTGATGCAGTCATAAAGCCGCTTCTGCGCAGAGTTCAGCCGAAAGGGCACAATCTCGCTTTCCTTTGTCTTGATGCGAAGAAAGGCTTCAATGTATTTCTTTCCGTCCCGTAAAACGTCATACCTCGGCATCTGCACCACCGCTTTCCGCTTCCTCTAAGATTTCTTCTATCGTCTTTCCGCTCACGCCGCCGCCGCTCGCCGCCTGCTCCGCCAGCTTCGTGCGCTTCGTGTCGTTGGCAACGCGCTTTTTCTCCAGCTCCAGCCTGTCGGGGTTCTCCTTCCATTTGTCCTTCGCCTTGTTCAAAAGATAAAATTTGATTGCCCCTACGTCCGCCGGTATGTGCTGCTGCTCCGTCACTTCCTCCAGCACTTCCTCCGTGATGACCTTCCCGTTCGCGTCCGTCAAAACCTTGCCGTCTGCCCCCTGCATCGGCTTCTTCACCTTCATGTGCTTCTTGATGTCCGCGTTGTAGCCTAAACACCTGTTTAAAAGCGAAACCTCCACCTTCTCAGTTTCCTTTTTCCGCTCCGCTTTCAAAAAATCGGCACTGTTTTTTAAGAGTGCCGAAAGTGCCGGAATTTTCTTTCGCAGCTCCCGAAATGTAGAATATGCCATTCCCAGCATTTCCGCCATTTCTTTTTGCGAAAGCCCCGCAAACGCCCATTCTTCAAGGCTTTCCATGTTTTCGTATATCTTTTTTTCGTTGCTGCTCGCCACCTTTTCACCCCCTTTTTTTTCGGCACTTTGCTGTTTTCGGTGCCGAAAAATTTTTGCATAAATTTCCGTGCGTATATCGCCGCATAAATGCAAAAGAGCCAAGAAAGCCCGAAATTTCAATACTTTTCGCCGCTTTCCTCGCTCTTTTTTTATTTAACATAACACCATATTGTGTTAAATATTTCTTTTTCTCCCCCTTATTAGGAAGAAATCCATTTTTCGCCGCCTCTGCTTAACACTTCCCCAAAGAGTTAAATAAACGCCGAAAAAGCCCCTTCCAGCGCATTTTATGCAGCCCCTCCCCCTGTTTATACATCCTCGATGTTTTTATAATGGCGGCAGTAGAAACGCCCGCAAACGCCCCCACCACCGCTGCTATAGGAGGAAACAAGAAAGGAGAACCCTCGCGAGCTCTCCTGTATACCACTATAGCATATCAATCGTACCAAATCGTACCAAATCGTACAAAATCGTTCCAAATCGTCCCAAATCGTCCCAAATCGTACATTTTTTCGCAGAAAATAAAAAAAACGCTGCTTTTTCGCAGCGTTTCCCCTTTCAATGCTGCACTTTCGCAGCGCTTCTCTCTCATTCCTCCGCCGGATCCGGCGGTCATCCTCCTTAGTCCCAATCAATCTTGTCATGCGAAACCGTCTCCGGATCTGCCATTGCCTCCTCAAGGCTCGCCCGTTCTGCCGGTGTCAGCTTCGTAAAATCCGGATCCCACGCAAGCACCAGCTTCTTGATAAATTCCAAAGCAAAGTCTTGGTCATTTGCCGGCAGCATTTCTAAAAGTTCGATTGCCTGTTTTGTCGCTGTACTCATTTGAAAGCTCCTTTCTCGGTTATTTATAAATGTCTCCTCTTGAATCCACATCAATAATATATAATATTTTTATCTCCCCGTTCTTCAAATTTTTATATATGATTCTGTATTTCCCAACTCTTAACCGCTTTTCTCCGTCTGTGAATCCCTGCATCAGCTTGATGTCCCCTCTGGGCGGTTCTTCTGTCAAGCCTTCAATCGCCTTCTTGATCCGCTGCTTCGTCGGTCTGTCTAATGCAGAAATATATTTCGCCGCCCTTTTACTGTATTCTATCTGCACATCCTCACATCCTTTCAATCCTTCACATATTCCAGTATATCCCCCGGCTGGCAGTCCAGAAACCCACATAATGCACCCAGACTTTTTGTGTCAATATTTCCGCCCTCATGAATCTTCTTCCAAGTTGCCTGCCCGATGATTTTTTCTTTTTTCATCGTGTAGCTTGTGATACCTCTTTCTTGGAATAGCTTCAACATTTTGTCATAGCTGATACCCATTCTATGCACCTCCTTCTTTCGTATTCTTATCATAACAAAATTATATCACTATTCCAAGTGACAAACTGCACAAATTTTCATCACTAAATTTAGTGATAATATCAATAGATTATCACTATTTCTAGTGATATAATAAGTGCAAGAAGTTAAGAAAACGAACCAACCGAAAGGAGCAAAAAATCATGACAGTAACAATCAAGAAAGTAGCAAACATCGTTTCCCTCGTAGAAAAAGGCAATGAATCCCATATTATAAAAACTTGGTATGCTGATGATTTTACAACAAGAAAACTGAATAACACAATCAAAAAACTTGTGAAAGATAATCCGACAAAAAAATTTGTAGTACTTGTATAAGAACAACGAAAGGAGCAACCACCATGAAACGATACAGAGACGAAAACGGACAGCTTACAATGACCCTTGAACAACTGAAAAAGGAAACAGCGGCAGAGGGTGCAGCCTACTACCACATCGGCGGAATCTATTTCAACTTTGCGGATTTCAACGAATATGTCATGATAGAAGCCGGAACCCTTGCACACTTCCAAAGCTTCGACGGAAAAAACCTGTTCATCCCGTCCGATAGCCTCGGCACATTCTTGCCGGATGTGGCATCCGATGGCATGGAGCTGGTAGAAGTCGAATGACAGCACCGGGGCGGCACCCCTCCCAACTGATGAAACAAGCCAAAGAAAAAACGAATCCGCAGGGCTTGACGTTCTGCGGTAAAATGAGAAAGAGAAGAAGGAGGAAGAAACATGGCAGGTTATAACGGCTATTCCATGAGCAACAACGCAGTAGCAGCATATCAGAACGGCGAAAAGCCCTTGAGCAAGTGGACAAAAAAAGAAATTCTAAACCAAATTTCAAACCAAATCGAGCAAGGGGAACTTGAATTGCATTGCTCCCTTGCGCTGCTGAAAAAGCTTTCTCTGAAGGCGTTAAAAGAAAATTGCTTGTGGTACTCCTCTTGGCACCACACCAGCAACTATTTCAATGAAACCAAGTTTTACGATTTGGATGTTGACCGCATCGAAGAATTTACAGATGAAAAAATCAACGCTATCCTGTCGGAAGAAAAGGCAGCAAAAAAGGCAGGGAAGAAAACCGAAGAACAGGAAGAAAGATGGCTGTGTTCCTTCCTCGAATGGTCGGGAACCAAAAAACACCCGAAAGCAAAAGAATTCACGGAAGAAGGCACCATCAAAGGAAATTGGTTCATCCGAAAAAACGGAACTAAGAAGAAAACAACTTCAAACGGATTTAAATTCATCAAAAAATTGGAGGTATGATTGTATGGCATTTGTGAACGCACACGGGGTCAAAGTTAGCCATGAGTGTACAGATCTCATCGAAGAATTAGAAGCAGACATTGCCGAATTCGGCGAAGATGATACGGTCGCTGTCTGGTGCAAGCAGAGCTGCGGCGTTGAAATCTACACAAACTATGATTTCATTAAACCGGAAAATGTGAAGGAACATGAACTGGCGGATGGCGAATACATCAAATCCATGACCATGGGCGAACTGCTCGCCCTGCTGGAACAGCAGAACGCCGTTCTGTAAATACCGCTGCATAAAAAAAAGCAAAAAAACAAGGATGTTTAATCCTTGTTTTTTTCTTTTTCCTTCTCATCCCACGCCCTGCAAAGCTTCTCCATCCCCTCCGCCTCCTTCCGAAAGCAGGCAGTTCTGGAAAGTCTCGCCTTCCTCGCCACCCGCTCCCATGCCAGATGCTCCGCATGCTTCCCCCAGATGATCGTCCGCTCCTCCGCCGTCAGTGCCTCCGCCATCACAAGGCTTAGGTCAGAATGTAGGCGCAGCCTGTCTCGAATCGCTCTTTCGTTGGTGCGGATCCGCTCCTCTGTCTCCGCTCGCTTCAAAACCTTCTCGGCTGTGCTGTCCCCGTGTCCGCTCCTTCCGCTCACTGCGTCATATTGCACCGCAGAAAGTGAAATGTCCCGCAGGCTCCTGCGCATTGCCTCGTTCCGCTCCCGCAGCCACTGCGTTGTCTCCGGTGTATCTGCCATCTGCGCAATCAGCCGCGCCATCTCTTTCTTGCTCGTCACCTGCACCCCTCCCTCAGCTTTTCATATCTTCGCTTTATCCCTCTCTCCATCTGCTGCAGCTCCCCCCAATGCCTGCGGATTGCCTTCTCTGCGCCGCCCTTCTCCTCTCTCTCCTTCAGCTCCGCATATTGCAGCACCCGGCTGTAAAAGTCCGCCTTCTCCCCTTTTTCGATTAGCGCAAGCGTTCGCAGGAAAAGCGCCTGCTTGTCCGCCTCCGCCTCCGCGCGTGCCGCATCTAGGGCATCCGCCTCCGCCAAAAGCCGCTCTGTGCTGTTTTCCGCCACAAAGGCGCGAAGCCCTCGCAGCCAGAGAATCTCTGCCGCCGGGCTTTCCTGCTTCTCGTTTTTCATGTTATCACCTCGTCCGCCTTGAAATCAAAGATGTTCCTGTACCCATTCCTTCGGCGGCTTTTCCTTCGTCTCACGGAACCCTGCCGCGCTGCGGAAGGTCGTGCTTCTCGGCATCCACGTCAGCGCAATCGTGCCGGTCGGGCCGTTTCGCTGCTTCGCAATGTTCAGCTCCGCACAGTTTTTCTTCTCCGTGTCCGGGTAGTAATATTCGTCACGGTAGAGGAACAGAATCACATCCGCATCCTGCTCAATGTCGCCGCTGTCCCGTAGGTCGGAAAGCATCGGTCGGTGATCTGCGCGCCCTTCCGGTCCTCGGCTCAGCTGGGAAAGTGCCAGAACCGGACAGTCCCAGTCCCGC